ATCCGATCCCTCTTGTCTTCAATATCGCTCTCAAGATTTCTAATCGTATTAGCTATATTTACAATGCGCTGTGGAAACCAGCGAGGATTTTCTTTGTCTACCGTGCCATCAGGCTTTATTGACTCATTCGCGCTCAGTTCTAGAACATATTCGTCCAACTCGGTGACATCTGCCCTCACGTAATAATTAATGGAATCTATCAATTCGTCTAATTCAGATGTTTTCGCGTTAAACATTGAATAAAGAGCACTTTGCTTTGCCGTTAAATTTGTAACAGTAATTGTTGGGTTAAACAATGCAGTTAGTCGTTCTCTTTCTGCTTTTAATGCAGGAATCGCAGAGCTAAGCTCATCTTCCTGCTGCAACGTACTGCGAGTGCTATAGTCTTCCTCTGGACCAAAGCCACTTTCAGTGCATTGCAATGTCACATTCAGAGCAGAATTGTTTAAATCCTCGCTCCCGCTCATGCCAACCACTTTAAACTTAGCACTGCCAAGTTTATAAATACTGGCACCATCAATAGAAGAAGCAGCAACTAAGCGATCTTCCTCTGCCGCCTTTTCCGCCAAGTCTCCTTTGCCATCAGTTTTTGCAATGCGCAGCTTCAGTTGCTGCCCAACGGGAAATGGGGTGCGAGCACTTCCGTATGTACCCGGCCAATAAATACCCTTATCCTCCATCTCAATACGATTAGGGCTGCCTTTTGGGGAGCCATCATCTTCCCGCTCAAAAATATTGACATTAATTGGGATGGGGCTGGTAATCCCAAATTCAGAGAACGATGAAGGAGAAAATGCTTGGCTAAAACCACCAAATGATTCAGTGGAGACAATGTAGGGTCGATAAGCAAGCTCGCCGCCAGCTCTGCCCTTACGAGATGGGTCAGACGTGTCGCTTGCTGGCCTTAAAAGATTGTCAAAAGTGACGGGGCCGCCATTGCGGAAATATAACCAATTGCCGGCATTGACAAATTGCCTGAGTGGCACTTGTCCAAAAGCGGTGCGACTAGGGGCAATTTCTGTAATGTCAGAACTGCCGATGGTTGCAAGCATCTGCATGTATTGCTTGCCGCCATAGCTATGCACAGCAGACCATAGCAACGACGAAGCCACTCTCACTCCGCCATCGGGATTAGTATCAATGTCTGTGTAAACCAAATTAACAGGATCGCCATATTGCGCTAAGTCTTGAGCGCTATCGAAGCCAAACCTAGGGCTATATCTACGCTCCCTGCGACCAACGCCTGCTCTAGCGTCTTGAGGAATCTGTGGACGCGGCATCAATAGCGCAGACGCTACTGATGCAAGCGTTCCTACGATGGAAAGAATTAAGGCTACGGTGCCAGTTTCTAAGCCATTGCGAATATCTAAAACGCTGCCATCCTTGATGTCCTTATATTGCTCTTGATAAGCAATGAAACGAAAGTAATCTTCTTCTGTAATGCCAAGAGTATCAATCAAGGCACGTTCGTAAGGAAGAAGGCGTCTCATCACTTAATATCAGGCAGCATTGCAAATAGCTTGATCGCAGAAAGAGATGGTTCGGCCACCCAAAACGACCTTGCTCCTTTTGCAATGATAAGTATCCCCCTATCATAAACTACTCCCACTGCCAACTCACCACCAAGATTCTTCATTATTGCTACATTGCCATCATTCAATTCTGTAGTCTTCTTTCCGTTGGTCAATAGCCATCGCATAATGCGAGGCATTGGAAGATTGCCTGCATCATATTGATCATACGCCCATTGAAAATCTTGTTCGTAATCATGCAGCCCTAGTCGTCTTCGTGCTTCACAAACGAGCATAAAGCAATCACTTCTGCCATTGCCATCTGCGGGTCGAGCACGTCGCTCGTAAGACAGACCAATTAGATCATTGATCATTGCAGGATCAAATCAGAGTTCAATGGGAGAATGCCTGCATTTTGCCTAGACAATTGCTGTCCTGGGAATCCAGCGCCCACGCTATCCATTGCACTTCTAAAACGTAGTTCAATTGTAGTATCACTAAATGCAGCACCCACGCCAACGTAGTATTCCACGTATTGACTGGTTACTGTATAAGCTGCATAGTTCGTCAAGTCTCCACTGTTTGCCATCCATACTGTCTTAAGTTCTAAAGTGCTAAGCCTATTGCCTTCTCCGTCTTCCACCATTGCAATAGCAAAAGGAGAATGTGGAAACAAAAGCTGCAAAGCAGGATTATCTCCTCCCAATGCAGCAGTAGAACCCTGCGCTTGAAATGGTGCGTGACGATACAGAGGAGAAGCGCTACCAGGAATTGCTACGGCAGTAAAATCCTTGCCAAAGAAATAGTTCTGATAGTAGTGCGATCGTCCATTTGCTGTTTGAATGAATGCAAAATGCGCCACTCGAATTGTTGGCATCATTGTAATCAGGCCCCAGAATAATCAAGCTCGCCAATCAGGCTCACTGTAACAGTGCTTCTTCCATTGAACACACTTTCAACTTGCGGAGGTTGAGCATATTCCCAGAGAATACTGGTTGGAGCCTGTACAACGCCGCGAAGACTATCGCTCATGCCAGAAAATGTATCGTTGGGCAGAGTAAAACGGGTGTAGTTTCCGGCTTGTCCATAGTAATGATCGAGAATAAGCTTCACATTAGCATCAGTGATGTTGGCAAACTCTAGTTCGATGGAATGACCAAATGAACGATTGCCAAAGATGCGCTTTACAGTGGCACCAGAAAGACCTCGATAAACTTTCGTGGGGAATTGTCCAGGTGTATAAGAGCGCCTAGTCGGTCTGATAGAAGGGAAAACTGCCATTAGCGCATACCAATGCGAGAACGAGTGGAGGGGCTTTGTTTAATTTTATCTAAAGTCATTGCCATGCCTTGTTTTGCCCCTCCAGAAATGGAAGCACGACGTGTTTCTGCCATAGCCATTTCTAACTGCTCCCTGCTTACATACTCTACGCCATTAATCTTTGTGGTCTCGAATTTCATATTAAGAGAAGGAGCGGCAGGCATGCCAGGAGCATTGCCTCCCATGAGATCGCGAGCAGACTTGCCGCCAAGCTGTACGGGAATGCTTCTGCCATCGGGAAGAGGAACAATGGCTTCGTTGTAACGTCCTTCGCCTACAAGGCCAAGAGTGGGGCCAGAGACAGCTCCTCCATTGGCGAAGGCACGGAAGGGAATAAAGCCACCATGGGCAATACCACCATTGGCGAATGCCATACCGGGAGGCAATGCTGATGCTGGAATGTCTACGCCTTGAACAATGGCAGATGCTCCGCCTCCACCTCTAAACATGCCTGCAATATTACTAAATCCACCTAATAGACCACCGACACTGCTCATTATCATGCCAATGCCACCAAGAGTGTTAGCAAAACCACCTTCTTTCGTTTGGTTAATGCCAGCAGCAATGCCCATAATTGAGCCTGCGGCGACACCAATACCCTGTACCGTTGCACCCAGTGCTTTTTGCCAATCAATGTTAGCCTCTTTTGTTTTTTCTGCCGTTTTATTGACAGTTTCGGCGACACCTTCTGTAGCAGTGTTCAGGTTTTCAGTAGCAGCACCGATTGACTCCTCAAATTGCATTCCTGCGGGCATCTGATCAATTGGCACGTCGATGCCTTGGACAATGGCTGAAGGCATCGCTCCAGGAAGAGCTTGAGCCTGTTGATTACCGGGAGCGGCGCCAACCATTCTGTCAGTATTGTTTTTAATGTCTGTTTGTATTTGTTTCTGCGCTTGTAGTTCCTTTAATTGGGCTTCCATTGCAGAAATAGTTTTCTGCCTTTGCTGCTCCTCGTTTGGCACTCCAAAAATTGCTCCCAACTGATCCTTGAAGAACTTTTCAACTGGCTGCATTGCAAAGTCAAAGAACATAGTCAACGCTTGATCGGCCAAAGCTTCTTGCGCTTTTTTAAGCGCTTCTACTGAATCGCCGCCTTTGGCAATCTCCTTGAACATATCTTTGTAAGTGCCAGTGACACCCTCCACGGATTGATTAATGCGTTCTGATCTTTCTTGCAATGCCTTAAGCGCGTCAGCTTGCTTCATCGTCGCAATTGCACTTTCAAGAGAAGCAATGTTTGATTGTCGCTGGGCGTCCGTTAATTTTTTAAGCCCTTCTTCATTCGCTGCAATTTGATCCTCAAGGATCTTCATGCGAGCTTTTTGTTCTGGCGCCAAATCTATTCCCTTAGCCGCCTCGGTATTGTATTTACTTAGCTCTACTTTTGCTTCGTTAATCGCGTCCTTCATCTTCGACGAAGCTGCAGCCGCCTCTTCCGTCTTCAATGCACGCTGTTCTTCGTAGTCAATATACTCTTGTGGCATGCCTTGTAAAATTAAATTATTCCGCATTTGCTGCAACTGAAGATCAAGCTTTTGTTTCTCAACAGGGAAAATGTTGCCAATATTTGCTTTAATTGTTGCCGCTGTTTGTTCTTTTGCTAGTTGAATTGCTCTTTCGATTTCCAAACTTTGCAAAGCAATCTGATTCGTGGATTGAGCAAGCTGTTTTTGCAAATCAAAGCTTTCTTTCTGCACCTTTGTATCCATGGAGAAAGAAGCAGATGATTGCTTCATTCCGCCATTGGGACGAACAAAGTATCCACCCTGCTTAAAGTAATCAAGGTCTGGATAATTGCCAGCCTTCAATCCCCTGCTCCTGCTTTGGTGGAATACATTTTGTCCGCCAGTATAAACACCAACGTGAGGAGTGTCCCCAGGCCTGCCAGTAGCAACAATGTCGCCGGGCGTCAATTTGGACCAATCCCTCATTGTTGTACCGGCATTGCGCACCGTATCTGCCCATGCCGTCACGCCGGGCAGCGAAATTCCCAAGCTCTTGTAAAAAGCTTTTACGGATTCCGAGCACATATTGGCGATACCTGTAAACTTGCTCGCTGCGGCTGTCGCAGTGGATAATTCGGCTGGAGTGAATCCGGCCACAGATGGACCCTCTCCTCCTCCGGCAGCTTGTGCAGTGCGTTGCGCAGCGACTACGTTCAATTGCGCTTCTTGAGATTTTTGCAATGCCTTCCTGACAGCATCAACTGCATTCAATTGAATCTTCTTAAGGTCTTGGGCAAATTTAACTTGGCGAGCCTGTATATCATTGAGGCCAGAAAGTTCATATTCATTGAGTGTATCAATAAGACTTTTCTTGTGCTCAAAAGCTGCGTCACTTAACTGTACGTCGCGGTCAAATTCAATCTTTTGCATATCATTCGCAAAATTTGCAAGCTCAATGCGGCGCTGCTGTTCTTGCTTCGCCAATTGCTCTGCGTCATTGAGAGCTTTCTTGGTTGCTTTTTCGTCCCCTGTCCCCGCGCCAAGCTCTACCTCATTCAACGGGAGAGGAGTGGTATCGTAAAGCGATTTTCTTTGGTCTTGAATTGCTTTTAGCTGCTCTTTCTCCCTAATTCGGAAAGACTCAATCAAGTTTTTGTCAACTGCATACTTGCCGCCAATCAACTGCCCTCCAACAAAAGTCCCGCCTGTGGCCGAAACCTTCATCCCCATTTGCTCTAAAGCTTGACGATCTTTTTCAGAACCTATCCTGCCTCCAGCTTTTTGAGTTCTGCTTAAAGCTTGAAGTTTGTTTTGCTGAACAATTATTTGCTCTCCAAGTTCGGCTCCAGTCATTGATTTAATTGCATCGCGAGCAGCAATTGCATTTTTCCTTGCATCAGACAAACGATTGGCCATTCTGCCAATGGCATTGACCAAAGCTTCGATGCCAAACAAAATGCCAGCGCCAATTAGTCCAGTTATTGCAAGTCTGAAAAGTTTAGCAGCCGTACCTGTTTTTGTTAAATTACCAGCAAAAGCGAGAAGACCGCCGCCTGCCGCTGCAGTGCTTCTTTGAAGCAAAATTAACTGCGAAATCAATCCAACTATTCCAGTTTTTGTAAGCAACTGAACAGCGATTAGCGCAATGCCGGCTTTGACAGCAAGATCAGCAAGGAAACCTCCGATTGGTGTATTAATAAGCTTTGCAACGTATTCCGCTGTTGTTAAAAATGTTTTTCCGACGATCATCAATGTTGGAGCTATACCTTGAATAACTCCTGCGACGGCTACAAAGATTTCCCTTAATTGCTGCAATACGCCATAAATTTGAGCAGCATTGCCTTCTAGCATTTGAGCGGGAGTAGTATTGCCCTGCATAGCAGCAGTGAATGCCTGTACTGCTTGCGTTGCATCATTAATGGCAACAGCAATGATGGGGAAAATTGAAGCTGCGCCCATAGAAACAATGGGTTCAAAAGATTCATAAAACTTTTGCGTTGAAATAGCAAGAGCGTTCATCGAACCCTGAAGAGTTTTCGCGGCGTTAGCGGCTCCTTTCCCAAAACGATTTTCCAAAACAATAGGCACATTGCTCATTACCTGCTTGAAGGTTTCTCCAACGAATACGCCGTCTTCCATCGCTTTCTTGAACGTGGCAATATCCATGCGAGCAGCTTCTGCCATGATTGACAACGCGCCTGGGATTACGTCGCCCAATTGGCCGCTAACTTCCTCGCTCATCAATTGACCTTTACTGGCCATTTGAGAGAAGGCATAAGTAACACGATCAACTTTATCGGAACTAAGTCCAAGAGTTGCAGATGCTTTGCTAATTCCACTGAATAGATTTTCAATTTCACCGCTACTAAAACCAGCGGGAGCCATGGAAGCGTAAAGTTTTACGAATCCCTGACGAGCACTTTCCAGTGGCACATTAAAACGAGCAGCTAAATTATCGACAAAAGCAAATGCCCGATCTGCATTCTCGGAACTTCCAGTGATTGCATTTAATTGGTTGTTAAATGTTTGTAAGCTTTTTGCTGCATTCAAAGCCTGACCAGGAAGGCCCACAAAGAATGCAAGCGCTTTGTAAGCCGTTCCATAAAGCAATACTTGCTGAGCCGCGTTTCCAAATTCTCCGGCAAGCTCTTGCATGGTACCTGCTAGCGGTATCTGAGACTTGCGGAACTGCTCTACTGATTGAACAGTGGCATCTAAATTAGCTTTAAGTTTCACCATTTGACTGCCAGCACCAATAAACGTAGCTGGACCTTGGCGCCCACCAAGCATGCCAAGCATGCCCTCTTCCGGGAAACCGCCGGGAGGGACATAACCGCCGCCTCGTCCACCAGTAGATGTCACTGCATTGAAACGCATTTCCCTGCGAGGCGTGGTGCCGCCAGCGGGCGGAAGCATCAATGGTGTAGAAGGAATAACTTCGCCAGTGCGAACTGCGTTGAAACGCATCTGTCCTTGCGGTGTTGTTCCGCCTGCAGAAGGCAGCATTAGAGGCTCTTGTCCTGTAGCGGCACCAGGAAGCATTGGTCGTTCCTGCACGCCAAGATCCACTACGGAAAAAGCGTTTCTCATTCTTTGCGAAATCTGCCCTTGAATCTTTGCGATATGCAAATCAACTGCAGATTCCACTTGTCTCAACGCAGCGTCGAACAAATCCATTACTTGCGTTTCAACGCCAAACAAATAGCGTTCCGCAGCTTTCGCAAAGCGTTCGCGCATCGCAGGAATAAATCCTGTCTCCATGGAAACAATGGAACTAGGACCTTCCGGCCCCCTCCCGCGACTTTGGGAAACGAGTGATTGAATTAAGGCTTCAAGGCCAGTAGTAAGTCCACTCTGTCTTGTTGCGCTTGGTAGTAAGCCTACAGGAGCCTGTACAGCTCCAATCAATCCAGCGGCAGCACGACTAGCAGGAAGAGTCCTGCCAGTAGAAGATGGCCCAATAGGAATGCTCTGACTAGGTGGTACAGTCGCTGGAAAATTAACACTGGGCAGGGCCCTTGATTGCGCAACTTGTTTGTTAATTGCCGCCGCACTCATGCCTCCCATCATGAGCGCCATTCGAGCGAGACGGTCTAACATCCGCCGCATTTGATTGGTAGCGGACTTCTCCGCTAACTCCATTGCTTTCAGCAGGCCGAGTTCAAAACCTTTGCCCGCATCATCGCCAATATCAAACATCTCCCTCGAAGGAGATTGTATTTTGAGAGTTTTTTTCAAACCGCTGAGCAAGGCGCCGCCGTATTCGCCTGCAGCCTTAAACAAAGCGCTCTTTTTATTTTCAAGTGCGGCAATAAACCCGGCGCTTGCGTCTTCCCCCGCCTTGCTTAAGGCTTGCGCCATTTTTGCTTTGTTATTGATAATTCCTTCATCAAACGCCAGTAGCGCATCTTCGCCAGCGGCTTTATAAATATTTTGAAGAGCGCTCTTGTCTAAGTCTTTCAGCTCTTGCAAGAAAGTACGAGAAGGTCCGGCAGTAGCGACTTGCGCGACAGTAGTGGCGGTGTCAAGCTCAGCCCTAACCTTTACGGTGATGTTCTTGAATTTTTCACTGACGGCAGTTTTAAATGCGGTTACATCCGCCTTTTTGATTGACGGCGTTGTACTAACTTTTACTCGCAGTGGATCTTTTTGGTTTAGATTTTTTTGCAGAGCTTTTAGCGTGTCCGTAATGCCGGGTAATGCAAGCTTTGTCGCGATGGGAATACCGCCTTCTGCAGATGATGCGCTAATTTGCTCTTTTACTTTTTTGGCTACATCCTTAATAAATGCAGGTGTGCTTGGCGCAGCAAGTTTTGTCGGAAGCTGAATTTCTCCAGCTCCCCCAGACACAATATCGCTGCGAATTTGCGCCCGTATCTTGCGGATTTTTTCTTTGCTAAATTTTTCAATGTTGGCCGAAGCATTAATGCTCAGCTCAATCTTTTCATCCTTGAGATTTTTGAGCGTTTGCTTGAAAGTATTTACTTGTTTTAGCAGGGCTTCGAGGCTTGTGCTTTTTACTTCAACATCGTATGTTTTCCTGCTAAGCGAATTGCTGAGCAGTCGCAATTCGTTAGTAATCTGATTCCTCTTAAAACGAACATTAATATCAATCGGCTGCCCTGCAAGAGAAGACGATGCTTTCTGTAATTCCTGCCTGAAGAAATTAAGGTCAAGACCCACCTTAAGGGTCATGTCAGCATTTTGACCTGCCATCTTCAACTGCTCGTTATTGTCTTCATTCTATAATCATTGATCCTGATTACGCCCAGCAAAAGCTTTCAAATCATCCGCCAGTAAAGCAATAACTCTTCCGTCCATCTTCCTTGTCTTCATTAAGCGCTGGAAGACGATCAAACTAGCATCCGTAACGCCTGTATCTTTCTTAATTGCTTTGGTATCAAATGGCAAGAAATCTTCTGGCTTTACCTTGGACTTGCGTCCCGCCATCATGCCAGCCGCCATCGTGCCAAGCTTGGCGATGGCAACGCTCTGGACATTATATTTTGCTACGTCATGTTTATCAAGGTATTTCAACGCACGCTTAATATCAGACAATGGCTGCAAACCAAATTGATCTGCATGCCATCGCCTGTCATTAAAATCTGATGCCGAAAGCCGAAAATAGATTTCGTTCCAATCCGTCAAATTTTTAAGCTGGTTACGCGCTCGCGCTTCCAGCATTTCTGCTACTGAGGACCATTCCTCTTCGTCGCTTTTTTTGCTGCCATTGCCTCCTGCGTCTCAGCATTTTGCTCTTCAGCAATAAACTCAACCACTTTTGCAATGGCTTTACGGGGAAGGTTTTTAGTATCATCCAATTCCCAGTCCGCAAGATCTTGCCATTCGCCATCAATCAAACCTTGACCGCGAGAGCGAATAAAGGCAGTAACCATGCGGGCGTTGGTGCTCTCCACTGAAGAGCCACTGGTGATCATGCTCAGTGTTTCCTCGGTATATTCCGAGAGAAGTTCAGCTTCAGTAATGGAACCACCGCCTCCCTGAAGCAAACTAAAAGCTTCGTCCAGCGGAATGTCCTTTGCAGTGGCAATGCGCTTAGCCAGTTGCACAGCCCTAATAGTAGCTTGGCTTTGCAACTTACTAATTTCTTCCTGTTCAATTGCTTCAGCGACAAGCCAGCCACCATATTTCTTCATGCGAATTTCAGGAAGAAGCTCAAAATAATCTTCGGCTTTAGTCTGCAGAAGGAAGCTGTATTTGCTCATGATCAAGAACGTTTAACAATGCGTTGAACACCTTCACCCTTTCACTGCTAGAGCGAAATTCTTTAGGCACTTCAACAAGCAATGAATGATTTTCGTTGCTTATTCTAATGGTCTCGTCTCGACAAGAAATAAGACAGAGGATGCCCACCTCCATGGACGCTCCGTCAAGCTGATTATTAATGGCATGAACAGAGCGGTCTTCGCTCCACAGATAGTCAATATTCATGCACTAAACGCAAATTTAATTCGGCGCTTCAATGCTAACTGCACGTCGCTTCCTTCAAACAATGCAGGCGAAGCAAGCTCGTCTGTCCATTGTCGAGGATAACCAGCGCTTGTTCCCAGTCCTTCATGCACATCAACTGCATAGTGATAGCCATTCTTGGGGTTGATCGCATCCCATGTCCATGATGCAACAATCGCAGAACTGCCTAGGGTTACATTGAAATTTTCTAGTCCGCTTTCATAGAGAGCACCAAGATCATAAATATCGCGACGACCTTCGCTAATTAAATCGCCATTTTTTCTGCGCGTCTCTCCTCCATACTGCCATCTGTCCATATCTCTAAATTGTTCATTCCAATACTCTTTTTGAATGTCCTCTCTTGTCCACTCCTCAAAAGCCTTCGCGAGTTTTGCCGCTAAGTTATTTGGATTGCTGAACGAGCCGCCGACAATAATTCCGCTCATGGTGCTATCAGATTGCGCAGAATCATATCGGGCACCATGAAGCGACAGCGCTCATAGGCAATATCGTCTCCGGGAAAATATCGTGGCGTGGCATCGGGAAAACGTCTAACCATCCTGTCCATGGCAGTGGCAAGCGTGCCGCTATTAGGCGTGAACTGCGTGAGCACTACTTCCCATATCTGGTTTACCTTCACAGCGCCTCCCAATGGAGAGCGGGGATTCAATTGAGGAAACTCTCGCATTGTCACTTCTAGCCCCTTCACTTTCCACTCATTGGGAACGCTTTGCCTTCCAACTACATACACAGCAGGAATAGTTGAATTGTTTGGCAACGTATAGGTGCCAATTAAATTGGGTGATGCAGATAGTAGTTCAGTGACAACTTCCCGAAGCTGTGTAATGTTCACAATAAAAAGCCTCTCCGTAAGGAGAGGCTAGCAAAGAACAATGGAAAGATGAATCAGCTATTGGGAGCCGAAGGGATGAGCGAGCCAGTGTTCTCAGCATTCTGGTGAATGCCAATGCGACCACGACTAATCAGATCAAAGGTGCATTCTACGAGGTTATCGGCAGGATAGCTCTCGTTATAGTTCATCACGCGACCCACGTAGGCCACGCGATCATAGTAGTAAGTGGCACCAGAAGCACCAAGCTGCTTGTTGATTTCCACGTACACTTCAGCGTTCTTGTCGTAACGAGCCGAGCTGATCACTTGGAACGCTTCGTCAAAGCTATTGGGCAGGAAAGTGGTGCCATCAACGTCCTTCTGGAAGTAGGAAGTGACAGAAGCAGTGGCTTGACTGGTAACGATAACGCTATCAGCGAAACCGCCGCCACCAAGCAGATAGAATTCTTGGTTGCCATCGTTAAAGGCAACAGAAGCCGTCGTAGCGGCTTGGAGGGTGTAGAGAGTAGGGGCGCCGCTCACAGTGAAGGTAGCGCCGCTCTGGGTGATAACAGGGCGTGCAGTGCCGTTGATCGAGCCAACGCGCACAATCACGTCTTGGCTCTTCACCAGTTCAGTGGGATGGTAGAGCATGAGAAAAACCTCAGCAATGGAAGAAAAGAATGATTAAGCGGCGAAGGCTTGATTTAATCAAGCATTGTCAACGCTTCCTTTGCCAATTAGTCTAAAAATTCCTCTAATTGGCGTGCCCAAGAATTGCCAATAATGAATAGCAATTTCTTCGTTTGGCAACAGTTCAAAACGCCCTTCTCTTCCATTGATTGTTGCTCGCGCAGAATCACCAGGCGTTACGCCAGAAAGCGTAAGTGGAGAAGTGAGACGACCTTCCATGTAAACGGCCGTCTGATCTGCGCCAAGCAAGTAATCATACTGAGGATTACGCTTTTGTCTCAACGTTGCGTAGTAAGTAACGCCAGTTGCAACGGCCACGTAATTGCCAGTTTCGCTATCAAGTGCATAGCCCGAAGCCACTGACCATACCAGCGTGGAATTGGCAAGTGGCTCCAGGAAATTGCTCATACAACGAAACCAACAGAAGAGGAAGGAAGAAGATTCAGCATACGCTTGAACTCTTGACCATATTGAGTGGCATCTAGCCCCTCACCATAAACCTTGCCATCAGTGGCACCAATTTGAATGCCCATCTGCGCAAGTTGAATGGCAATGATATGAGCAGCAAGAAACTTAACCGCCCTATCAGTTTGCTCTCCAAATACATCTGCAGAGGCATCGTAAGTGGCTTCAGAAATGGCGCCGTTTACAATGCCCGATGGATGAGGAGTGAATTCAGGGAAGCGCTCAAGAAAACTCGCATAAGTGACGGCCATAATCAGGCCTTCCCAATGCGAATGTTTTCAATGCGCTTATTAATGGCATTACGTACGCGCACACGGCCTTCAATTTTCTTCCAGCCATTCAACTGATCCGGGTCATGAATGAGTTCAATCATGCGGATAGCTTCAACCAATGGCATTTGAGAAAGCGTTTGCACATCTTGAGGAATGTCTTCCACCATGATCTGTTCACGCACTTCTTCGATGGCCCCAATGTTCATAAGACGTTTGACTGCCTTATTTTCGCGGGCCACTTTCCATTGATGCTCTGGAATATCTTGATTAAGACCAGGCGTGAGCTGAATCAAGCCTGTTTGCGTAATAATGCCAAACCCGCCTTCACGGGGCGGGTTCTCAAGTTCGGGGCGATAAGCAATGAGCATTGTTCAAAAGAAACAATTGTCCATAGCTTAACGCCCTTCTCTTGATTAACTATCCTCAGGCAGAAGCTTGAACGTAGATAACGCTCTTGGGATAGTACAGAGCCACGCCACCCACACGAGCATGAGCGGGAACAATGAACTCAAGGCCGCGCTGTTGGGGCGGGAAGAGTTCCAGCGGCTGAGGAATGTGCAGTTGCACTTTCTCGGGATCACGCTTGTACACAACCATGCGGTTGGTATTCAGCACGCTGTTATCGGCATCCAGTTGGTTGATAGGCTCAACGTTACGGATGTAGGGGTTGGTGCGCAGGAAGTATTCCAGCACGGTCACGTCCGAAGAGTCGGAGTTGCGAGTGGTGCTCACCTTGTTATAGTCCTCATAGGACATGAGGATGGTGTCGGGCTGCTCCTTCATCTTGGAACCATTGATAATGGCAGTCACGCCATAGTTCAGCAGCTCAAGCATTTCCTGAGCAGTGGTGCCGCTACCGGTGAACCACTTATCAGCAGCAACAACATCCACGGTGGAGTTGTTGAAGAAACCAGACAGGCCCACGGTGCTCTCACCGAACAGAGCCACTTCTTCCACTTTCTCCTCATAGGCACGGCGCACAGCAGCAGCACGACGCTGCTCCAGAGCGATGTTGGCCATTTGAGCAGCACGCAGTTCTTGTACGGTATAACCGAAAGAACCACCGAAAGAGCGGATGTTGATGCTCTTCTCGACTTGGCTGATGTCGGCACGAGGCAGATCATCAGCAGCATCAGCAATCAGCTTGAACTCACCAGTGGAGTCCATGATGCGATAGGTGAAGGTCTGGGCACCGGGACCAGCTTCGCTAGTAACAGGCAGAATGGTCGGATATTTAATATCCGCATACTGCACTTCAAACACTTGGGGGCGGATGTACTCAAGCTGACGCTCAAGGAACAGACCCGCGTCATCCATACGGAATTCAGACATTGTTAGGGCCTCCTATCAAGAATCAGCGGAAAGAGTAAAGCTGGGGCCATTCAGCTCCAGAATTGCAAGACCGCTGCCAGTAGTCGAAGTCAGGAAACGAGCGCCTGCAAGGCGAACGGTTTTGCCAGAGGCAAAAGCATGAGAGAATTGACCAGCCTTGCCAGTGCCGCTAGCGGAATACAGCACACGAACAGGCGAAGTGGGCGAAACGGCGCCAGTCACATAAACGGCGACTGCACCCTCATTGGCAACGTTCAGCACTTGCTGATTCTTCACGCCAGGACGGCTGTTGGAATCAAGGGCAGTTTCGTCAACGTAGGTGAGAACGTTCACGCCTTGAACAGTGTCAGAAGCGCCAGAAATGGTAGCAGCAGAATTAGCGGCGGTGCCAGCGGTGTTGTATACAACCACATTGCCGAAAGGCAGCACAGCGCCGGTTTCATTGACATAGGTGCCAATGGTGTTGTCGCGGATGTCAGACAGTTGACCTTCCAGCAGTGCATTGTGCTCAAGAGCGTAGCTCTGTTGCACGCCACCAGCGGAGGCGGTGCCCGAAGCAGAGAAAGTTACGGCCATAATTACTTAGCCTCCTTGGAGATGGAAAGGGGCTTCTTCCAAGCATTCTGCAGCATGTCCATGTAGGCAGAGGGCGCAGAAACAGGAGAAGCAATGGAAGCTACGGCTTTACGCAGCTCATCAGTGGTGGCAGAGTCAGAACGACCCTCAGAGAGAGTGTCGAACATTGCCTGCACGTAGTCATCGCTCTTCTCAGAAAGATCAAGCTCATCACCACGCACTGCCTTGATGGAATCAACCATCACTTCGCGAGCAGTTTTGCCAGCGAATGCATAGGCACTATCGAGAACAGGCTTGGCCTTCTCGATGAGAGCCACACGCTCTTCAACCATGGAATCAAGGTTGATTTCTTGAGCAGCAGCCAGTTCGGTCTTCAGTTCTTCGATCTGCTCAGCCAGAGCATCAGCGCGACCCTCAGCGGAATCGCACTTGCCCTTCATTTCTTTTTCCATTGCATCCATTTCTTCTTTCATGGAAGCAGCGGAGGCTTGCAGTTCGTCGTACTTTTTCTTCATGTCCTCGTAGGACATACGGCCATCTTCCCGTTCTTTGGTGATAGCAAGAGCAACGCCCTCACTCACCTCGAACTCGGCGCCGTCGAATACGACTTTGGCAGTCATAAGACGTTCCTCAGTTGTTTTAAATAAAGATGGATCGGCAGCATCTTGCCTATCAAGATGGAGCTTCACTTGCGGGCCGGCGCGGCCCCGGCGGACAACAGCGATGTGATTGCCGATGATTTCCTTTTGGACGCCATCGTAATGTTCGCCGTTTTCTGTAACGCCAGGCGTAGGATCATAATTCACCCTATAGCCCGCGCTTACCTCACGAGCATCGCCTTTCATGATGCGCTTGATGGTGTCTTCGTCAGTGATGGTCATCACTGCTTTGACGAAACCATTGTCGTACACCACTTCAGTGCCACTAAAGCCCACTTGATAGTCTTTAGTATTCTCGGAATCGAGAAGCACAGGCGGATGTTCTGAAGTGATGGCCTTGCCCGCAAACGAAGCAAGACTATCGGGAGACGCCACTTCTGTTTCAGGACGATATTCGCGACGAATGGAACCATCACTATCTGTGTAGTGTTGGATGCCAGTGCGTGCGATAGAAGCCCATGCCCGAAGATAACCTTCCGGCGTGAGTTCGTATTTCTCAATAGGAGAGAAATCGTATCGGCAGGAAATGGTGCTCATATTCATACTTTATCAAGAAGCAAATGTTATACTTTATGAGCTTATGCAAAACGGAATAAATTCTTGTGATGTTCTTGGCACGTAGCACGACAGACGCTCTTAAACTTCCCCACCAGGAAGCACGTATTCTTATTGCAAGTCGCATTAAAGAAGCCCGGCTTAATGCCGGGCTCACTCAACATGACGTGGCAAAAGAGCTGCACATTAGCCAAAGTTCCTATTGCCGCATTGAAAAAGGAACTGCCCCGCCAGATTGCGTGCAAATTCGCACGCTTAGTGGTCTCTATGGAATTAGCGTGCTGTGGTTAATGGGCTACCCATCGTTTATTGCAAAGATTAGTTGAATTCTTGATAACAGGCATTTATCAGGAAAACAAATAATCAATCCTCGTCATCATCATCGTCCTGCAAGTCGAGAAGCTGGTCTTCGATGCCGCTCATCACGTAGGATTTCGCAATGGCTTCAGCCTCAAAGACAAGCATTTTGATGGGCGTAAAATGCTCATCTGGCTTTTCGTAGTGATTCTCCACGAAAATATGCGTTTCCTCTAAGCGGCCATTCTTGAAATGCTGCTGCTCAACAAGTCGCCAGAGGGAAGTATTGCGATGTTCGTGCGCCGACAAAATAGCCAGAGCCTTCATTACGCCAATACCTTCATCCTCTTCCTCGATGACACGTACGTATTCGCTCATGAGTCTTTCTTGCGACTTTCCACCATCTTAATAATGCGATTCGCCCATGCCCTACCAGCATCGCCGCCCCACAGAAGCCAAGCAATGTAACCGGCATCATCTTCGCCGCCACTTTTATTCTTTTCATGGCGAGAGAAAAATGCAGACATGCGTTTGATTGTGGCAAAACTAATCTTACTGCCACCGGCTAAGTCGCCTGCACGAGCAACGCCGCTTCCGATGCCCTGCTTGCCTGCTTCCTGCGTCGTCAAGCCTCCTTTCCCATGTTTCTTGCGTAGTTCCAAGCCACGACGCGCAGCAGATCGCACAGCGGCAGGAGGGGCAAAGCTTTCAGCGTCGCCCCTCAGCGCTTTTTTCCGCAGGAACCATCCTCCATTTCCTCTTCTTCTTCCTCTTCTTCCTCCTCCTCTTCTCCAATGAGAGTCATGAAATAATTATCCCAGTAGGCATCACTCTTCCCTTGACGGCTCATGCCAGCTTCCGAAAGAGCAATGGCAATTGCTTGCTTGCGATTTGTCACAGGCTTTTTATCGCTGCCCTTCAAGGTGCCAGCTTTAAATTCACGCATCACTTTCGCAACTTTTGCCTGCTTTTCTTTCGTGGTCATGATGAAACTTGAGCGCAATTAATTA